GCTTGAAGCCGCCCTTGAGGACCCCGCTAGGGATGACTGTCATCCCTGGAGAGGCCCCCCGAAAGTCCCCCGCGGGGGAAAGTAAAAACGAACTATGGACATAATACGCAATACCATGACATACGCAAGGGTTCATTTCAGATACCGTTGGGTATTTGGATACCGATGGGTATTTGGATACCGATGGCATCGGGATACCGCCCGGTATTTGAGCCATTTCGATACGGCCCGTTTCGTATCTAAACATTTCGATACGGTCCGTCTCGTATCTAAACGATTAGTACACTTGTTTCACCCCCCGGGAGCCCCAGGGGGGGAGGGGGGGGTGCCCCCCTTTGAAAATTTGGGTACGTGCTTTCTCTTACACACTGTTTTGCACACATAATCCCTATATATTTTTTGAAAAATTCGCCCAAGGGACCCTATGGGTATAAAATTTTTTTTAAAAATTTAAAAGCAAAGGGTATATCCCCAATTTTCAACGCCGAAACCAATAAACTTAATTAAAACAGGGACTTGCCCCATCGTAATTCTACATATTGGGGGTAGGGAATACAATTTCCCCTTTAAAATCAAGGGGTTGACATTTGTCAAGCCCCCCTATATGCTATAATTAACATCATAGGGTTTACTCTGGTTGTTTAGGGTACATACCCGGTATTCTTTTCCGGGTATACGTTTCAAAGAAACGAGTAAAGAGATTGATATCAATCTGGTTCAATCGTTTACCCGGTAAATATCAGATTGGGTTGATTGGGGAGAGCTTTGCCTTCGATTAACTTGGGTGGCGTAAAGCTAAATAGAGAGCAGATACTCGATAGTCTGGATCATTTGGATGATTCTGACGTGAATAGAGTTCTGGATCTACTGAAACACTCTGCCTTGGAGGAGAAGAGGCAGAAGTGCCGTGATGACTTCATGGAATTCGTTCGGGCGATGTGGCCTGCATTCATTGAGGGCGAGCATCATAGGTTATCCTCCCGGGCTTTCAAGGAAGTTGTTGATGGGGACCTGAAAAGGTTGATCATATGCGAACCTCCACGCCATACGAAGAGTGAGTTTGCGAGTTATCTACTTCCTTCTTGGTTTTTGGGGAAATATCCCAACAAGAAAGTGATTCAAGCCTCCCATACTGCTGAATTGGCCGTAGGTTTTGGGCGGAAAGTAAGAAACCTTGTTAGTAGCAAGGAGTATCAAGAAATATTCCCTGATGTAGGGCTCCGGGCGGACTCAAAGGCAGCGGGTCGGTGGAATACGAGCCACGGCGGTGAGTACTTTGCGATTGGGGTCGGCGGTGCGGTGACCGGGAAGGGTGCGGACCTTCTTATTATTGACGATCCGATCTCTGAGCAAGATGGAATGAGCGTAGACCGCGCCGTATTCGATAGAGTTTACGAATGGTACACTTCAGGACCACGTCAGCGCTTACAGCCCGGGGGTCGAATATGTATTGTGAACACTCGTTGGCATAAGAGTGATCTAGCGGGTCAAGTGATCGATGCTTCTATTAGAAGGGGCGGTTCGGACGAGTGGAAACTGATTGAGCTTCCGGCAATCCTCCCCTCGGGCAAGCCTCTTTGGCCTGAGTTCTGGTCCCTTGATGAACTGGCTAAGTTAAAGGCTGAGCTTCCCGTAGCAAAGTGGCAAGCTCAGTATCAGCAAGACCCAACGTCAGAAGAAGGCGCGATTATAAAGAGAGAGTGGTGGAAGATCTGGGAAGACCAAGATCCGCCCCCTTGTGATTTCATTATTCAGTCTTGGGATACGGCGTTCTTAAAGTCTCAAAGGGCTGACTACTCAGCCTGCACGACCTGGGGTGTTTTCTACACAGAAAGTGAAAGCACTGGCAAGAAGATAGCAAACATTATTCTTTTGGATTCCCTTAAAGGGAGGTTGGAATTTCCGGCGCTTAAGAAAACTGCCTTTGAGCAGTGGGAGCGCTGGAAACCGGATGCGTTCATTGTCGAGGGCAAGGCGGCGGGTATGCCGCTCATATTCGAACTAAGAGCAATGGGCATCCCCGTACAGGAGTACACGCCGTCACGCGGAAACGACAAGATCGCTCGCGTGAATGCGGTTGCTGATCTGTTCGCATCCGGTTCGGTTTGGAGACCTGAGAGAAGGTTCGCGGAAGAAGTGATGGAAGAGTTTGCCGCATTCCCTTTGGGCGAACATGATGACTTGGTAGACGCATCCACTCAAGCACTTATACGTTTTAGGCAGGGCGGGTTCTTGACTCTTGAGAGCGATGAAGAAGAAGAACGATTCCAGCCGAGGAAAGCAGATTATTACTAATGCCACTTAGCCCACTCTCATTTCTTCTCGACGAGACAACCGAAGAGGAAGAAATAGTTCCCCCGGATACGGTTGCCAGTTACTTGGTTGATTTACTGGCGGATGGTGACCCCGAAGCCGCTAAGAATATAAAGCGATTCGGCAGTGACGTGATGCAAATCGAGAGCAGCGGCGGGAAGAATACTAAGAACAAATATTCTAACGCCCGTGGCAATTATCAGTTTATGGTAACTCCCAAGGAAATGATGGAGGAGGGAAAGTTAAACTCCTACGAGGTGGGTCTTCGTCGTCTAGACAGAACCTACCGCGCTATGGGCAGGGAAGATTGGGACTACGAAGGCGCTTTGGAAAGATTAGACCCGGATGCTGAGAGTGATCAGCTTCAAGAAGACGTTTTCTTTGCGGACCTTTATCAAAAAGGTGGTCCCGGTGTGACGAATAATCTTTTGAGGAGGATGATGAAGGGCGACCAAGAAGCGGCCTATGAACTTTATTCCGTCCATCATCACACTGACCCGGGCGATGAAAAGACTAGAGCGAGAGCCAGAAAACAGTTTGGCCTCGATGAAGAAAAAGACAAGTATAAAAGCGGCGGATTAATTCGTGACGCTTATGGAAGGAGCTTATTTTAATGGGACGAGGACAATCTTCGTACAACCCCGGATCTGTTTTAAACCCCCTTGGGGGTCGGGGAGATGTTAACAATATGCCCGTCAATCCCATTCCCACACTCGGTAATATTGCAGGGCAATTTCCAAGGCCGGCCCCCCAATACCCTGGTATGGATCAACCAATGCCTGCGCCAATTAGCCCAGGATCAAAAACGGGAATGGGGGGCCAGCCCGCTAGCCCCTTTACTGGAATGCCCCAGATGGGATCAATCCCCGGACTCCCAGCACCTAGCGTCCCCCAGATGGGGGGGGGAGGTGATTATGACGAAGGCGCTTTGGAAAGATTTGGACCGCAAATGCCCCGGCTGGGTAATGTCGGGGTGACCCCCCGGACAAGACCAGTCCAGGGTGTTACTGGAATGCCCCAGATGGGATCAATCCCGGGTGCGTTTCGGCCCGTTCCCCGGATGGGTTCTATCCCGGGAACACGCGAGGCGGACATGAATAACCAATTCAATATAATAAACAAACTTCGTGAAAGAGGTCCTAATTTTCAAATGGACAACGCTCTTCGGGGCCTTGGCCAGGGTGCCGGCCTGAGTGATGTGGCCCGAGGGATTGAACAAGACTCATTGATGCGCTCGATGAATTTTAATTCACCTTCTTTAAATACGATGCGATATGGAAACAGGCCCCAGTCGGCACCCCGGTATGGTCACGGTGGTCAGATGATGCCACAGTACGGGCATGGTGGTCAGATGGGTATGGGACTTGGTCGCTTTAGGCCCTAGATTGGATAATTAAAATGGGAATGGGAACAGGCTACAACCCATACAGCATGATGGGTGGTATGGGTTATAACCCATACAGCATGATGGGTGGTATGGGTGGTATGGGCGGCTTTAACCCATACGGTATGATGGGCGGCATGGGTGGCTTTAATCCGTACTCCCAAATGGGCGGCGGAAAGCCAGGGATGAATAGTGGATATGGATATGGAAATATGGGCGGCAGTAATATGTTTACTCCCAACTATAGCTACGGTTCATACAATCCTTTCATGAGCTACGCTCCCACTCAGGCTGATATCCAAAAACAGAATCAAGCTTCTTATCAAAAATTAGTTGATGACCGAGTTGAGGAAGTTGAGAAACTTGCACGCTTGAATCAAAATAGAAACAAGCAAGGCATCGACAGTAAGCAATTCGCTATGGGCCGAGGTCCCGGTTGGATGGAGACTGCTCCTCAAGTTTCTATCCAAACCCATGAAGACGGGACACCAATTCTTGAGTATAATGCTGAGGCGGGGAGATACCTTCCCTCTTTCAAGACCAAGGAAGGTCCTGCTTTTAGCGCAACGACTGGTATGCAGAGAATGGGCAGCAAGCCCGGATTGCCGACTACTTCATAATGGGCAGAGGTCAGTACTCAGATCGTCCTGTTTCTAATAATTATTTAGATGGGATGAGGTACGATTTTGATATTAAGGTTGGTCCTGAAACAAACTTTACGCAACCGGAAGGTTTGCTTCCTTCTTCTTATTCTTATGAGAGAGAGTTTAACGATTACGTTAATCAAGAGCATCGAAACCGCTTGGCTTGGCCCGGTGATTCTTCGGGCTGGCCAGCCTCTGACTCTGACCCGTACTCAAGAGCTGTTGCGGAATATTTGCCAGGGTATCCCATGCAGGGGCTAGGAATAGGTGCTTTGTCTGGGTCTTCATCGATGCCTGATATTTATGGACAGCAACAGGAACCTCCTTTTAGTACTGGGATTCCTCCAATGGGTTCTATCCCTGGTTTTCTTTATACAGATCCGTCAACAGGAAACCTTGTTGATATGAGTCCCACTCAGGCTAGCTACAGCCGGACGTACCCAACTGGTGAAGTTGTAGAAACGACCGCAGACTATTACACATTCCCCGACGGGACTACCGTTGGGTCTCTTCCTGTTGGTTGGAAAGGTTAAAGATTGGCAATTGAAAGATCTTTAGAAGAAGGACCATTGCCCGCACCTCTCCCGGATGAGCCCGAGGGGATTTTTGATATTGATCTTTCTGAAGTGATACCAGAAATGATCGAGGCTGAAGATGGTGGAGTTCTTGTTGACTTTGCGCCCATGCTTGAAGGGGACCTTGGACCTTCTTTCTCAGACAATCTTGCTGATTTTATGGAAGATGAGTCTCTTGACCGGCTCAGCTCAGAGCTTCTTGCTTCTTATCACGGAGACAGAACGAGCCGAAAAGATTGGGAAGAGACATACATTAAGGGCCTAGATCAATTGGGTCTTAAGATAGAGAGCCGCACAAGCCCCTGGGAAGGTGCTTGCGGTGTCACTCATCCTATCATGTCAGAGGCGGTTGTTAGGTTTCAAAGTCAAGCCATTGGAGAGATATTTCCTTCTGGCGGACCCGTTCGCACTAAGGTCGTAGGCAAACCTACTTCCGATAAAGTCAAGCAGGCTCATCGAATTGAAGGTTACCTAAACTACCTAGTGACTGACGTTATGTCAGAGTACCGCTCCGAAACTGAGAAGCTTTTGTTTAGCTTACCCTTGGCCGGATCGGCTTTCAAAAAAGTTTATTGGGACCCAAACATGGAGCGTCCATGCTCTATGTTCGTTCCGTCTGAAGATTTAGTCGTTGCTTATGGTGCGCCCTCCCTGTCTATGGCAGAGCGCGTTACTCAAGTAATGAAAAGAACTGTTAACGAAGTTAGAAAAATGCAGTTCAGTGGGTTTTATCGGGACATTGAACTCGACGAGCCCTCCGCAGACCCGGATGATATTCAGAAGAAGTATGATGAGTTGACTGGTGACAGTCCTTCGTATGAATCTGATAACAGATATACCCTTCTTGAGATGCACGTAGACGTTGATCTTGAAGGCTTTGAAGATTCTTTTGATGGAGAACAAACGGGAATTGCACTTCCGTATGTAATCACTGTTGAACTTGGTTCTTCCAAGATTCTTTCTGTACGCAGGAACTGGTACGAAGATGACGAGACCAAGACTAGGCGTCAGCACTTTGTGCACTACA